CCGCGTTATTTGTGTCATTGATCGGTAAAGAAGTGTTATTCGATTGAAAACAAATCACATTGGACCAAACGTTTGTAGTATCCGATGAAATCGGATTTTTCGTAACACAGAACACGTTGACTCGCTTGTTTGATTGAAAAATGCGAGTGGTACGCACGACAGCGTACGGTCCGATGCTCCTCGGCAAAGGAGCGTGCGCTGAATCAAATGCATCCCAACAACGTAAACTCATGCCACGCACACTCCCAAAAGGGTTGCGAGGCACACGACCAGTACCAGGCGCAAGCACAATCTCGGCCATGCCCCTGGTTGCCGTTTTACTGCCACCATTTCCACGCTTCGCGCGTTGAGCGCGATACAAGGCTGCAAGGCGCGCCCGCTGGCTTGCGCGTGCACGAGCGAGAGCGGCTTGCTGTTTGCGAGTGTAAGCCATGTTATACTAAAGTAGAGCAAAGCTGTATGCCGACTCTGGGTGTAACTCGTTAGGCCGAGTGGAAAAACACCAGCGGTGGAAAAACACCAACGGTGTAAAAAGCTGCAATTTCTATTCTTCCGGTACGTATTGCAGCAATCACACTTCAAGGAGTGAAGTGTCCCCTGTGTCACAATCTCCCACGCGCACGATAGTAGGCTCATGACACAACACCTACATATCGTCGTACTCTGACGCGTGACCCCATAACGCCGGGGAGCGGAACCGTACCATTTAGTGCGCTTGGCTGCCAACCGACCCGTCTCACCATCAGCTAGTTTGACAGACATCAGCCAGTTTTGAGTAGAACCGTCTACTGGTACCTACCCACGGGAAAGGCCAGCGTCACTCGTGCATTTAAGCTTGGCCATGAACCACATCGAGCAATTGTGATTCTGCTACCGCTGAGAAACGGCTGCACGTGGCTTTCACCTCAGCACCTGATCCTCGGAGGTGCGCCCACGAACTCACCTCTCGCCAGAAGGGTGGAACGCAGTCTTCAGGCTCAGGGACCAACGGGGGTTGATCCACGGAAGGACAAGGCGGACTCTAGGCCTAGGGAAATATAACCGGCGATAACCAATGCCATCAGGTCAAATCCCTTCACCGATATAACGGGGGCCACGGCTGCTCCCTACTACAGCCTAGGGGCGGATCGTTCGTGTCGGAAGAACCCTTAAAATTCAACGCATTAACGAATCAATACGTTGAAAATCTGGCGTGCCCCAATCGTCCTCTAAAACCGCTAATATAAAGCGGCCCACCAGTTCACAAAATGTGAACTCCAAAAGCCAAAAATGGGTGACTTATGCACCATAAGACTAATGGAAGATGTGGATGAAATCGCGTATAATCTCACGTCCACCCAACCGGGATGGATTTGGCAAATCCTTCCCAGTTGGTCACGTTATCGAAACGCCATTCATAGTCCATGAATTTATTGATCTCGCGCTGTGTACAAGCGTGTCCGAGTGAATGGTATTTCTTTAACGAGTGTTCTGCACTGACGACAACATTGCGTGCTCTCACATATCCTGGGGTAAACTCACTTGTATCCACCAACTTTCCGTATAAAGCCATTTGCTCTTCATGTTGGAATTCTTGAAACCCCATGGCCTCGGCATACTGTACGTATTTCTCCGAGACCTGTGGAAATATGCCCATAAAATTCACCGCTTTTGCCATTGCGGCGGACGCTGCAATCTTGCGTAAAGTCTCCGCATCACCTTCACGAACCGCGCGGACCGCACTTGGTGATGTGCTTACGCCAAAATTGTCCATGCTCCTCCTCAGCTCAGGAGCCATGTTATTCGTGAGGCCTTTACTGTTCACTTGAAAGTTCCATCCAGTAAATGTTGCGCGCTTGTCACAGTAAACTATCTTCATATTATAGCCCATGCGCTTCCAAAAAGCCATCACATCGTCTTGGTGGTCTTTCAGTGGAGGATTTGTGGCGATTATAGAATCGTCACCCTCGTATGCATTCACCCACCAGCGTTCCTCGCCCCATCGGTCCAATGATTCACGACGGTCGGCATCGAGGAATTCGTGGGCGTTGTCATTAAAGACCGCCACGTGCCATAGGACCCAATTGATCCAATAATTGAGGCACGAGGTGCCCCGTTGTCCGGAGCGCCTTATAGCGTCTATCTGGACACGCAACTTGTCAAAACGGCCCGTAAAGACCAAATTGATTTTCTTCTTGTCGCATGCCTTATTATGAGCGGCTAGCCAGCTGTCGGGCACGATAGCGTACTTCATAAGAACTTGAGAAATGTGGTACAATACCGGGTTCTCAACCATCCCGCGCACGCTAGCATTGCAACAGGTGTCCCAGGCGCTGCCATCGCCTTCGATTATACTGCAACCTTGTTGCCTTCGAAGATTTTTGGCAACCCTTTTCATGGCACCCTGTTTACCCACA